GCTTCCCCACGGACCCCCACGCTGGCGACAGTGTTGGAGCTAAGGCCGTTTACGCCGATGCCTCCCACGCTGATGCCCTGCAATCCGGGCCCAGTGCCGCTGTTTGTCGCCCCGATTGCCGGCGATGCCGCCGAGTTTGCGGACGCACCGATCGACGCCCCGTCGTTTGTGTTTGCGAAAGTAGCCGACGGATCGCCAGGTGCCTGCCCGGTATTGTTGTCTACGATCAGGGAAGGCAGGGCCGATGCGGTGCCGCCAGTCTGGCAGATGGCGAACTGTGACCTACCGTTGATGTCCCGTTCAACGATCGTCGTGTCGATCACGGGAAGCGGGGTCCCGGCGTTTAGCCAAGCGGTCCACGCCCCTGTTATGTTAAACAGGTAGTTGAACTCTTCGGCAGCGATCGGTGTGTCGGGAAAGAATCCCTCGTTGGCCGATACGGTCGCGCTTTTGGTCGGGAATCCGACAGCGGCACCGCTGCTGTAGTTAAGGTCGGTGGCGACCGTGTATACGCCTGCTGGTTTCGTCGGCATTGGATGCTCCTAAGGGTTGCAGGTTCCGATCGTGCGGACCGTGCCAAACTGTGCGCACCCCGGAACGGGGACGCTTACGCTGCAAAATACGCCGCCCTGCGCGACGGGAACGGACACGCTATCCCAACGGCTGTTGGGTTGCAGGTCAAACTTAACATTGCCGAGCACGCCGGCATACAGCGCCTTGCAGAGAAATCGAAACAAGCGATCCGCGGTCGCCAGGGTCAGAGTCGGAACGCTAACCGAGAAGTCGTAGGGCGGTGTATTGATTAGCACGACGCTTTGGCCCGGGGTCTCGCCGATAAACAGCCGGCAAATGCGGATGATGTTTTCGCTGGTGCCCGTCCACTCCGCGCCCTCTCGCCCCTGGCTGAGAATCAGCTCGATCTGAATGCGAAGCAAGTCCCGGTAGCGCGCATCGGCCTCACCCTCTCTTGGAAGACCCACGAGCTCGCCAATCGCATCCAGGCCGACTCCGGTCGTGGTGTCGAGGTTGAATGCGTCCGCAATAATCTGATTGACAACGTCGCGATAGTTGCCAAGCGGCTTCACGAACTCGCAGACCAGATCGCGAAAGTCTCGGTTTCCCGTCTGGTCGTCCATCTGGACCAGCACACGCTGCTGCGCCAGATCGCAGAACTCCTGGGGGCCCGGACCAGTGCCCAGCCCCCACAGACTGCCGATGCCCCAAGGGCTGCCACCGCCCCACAGCATTAGTTCTGGACCACCGTAATCCCGACCGAGTCAAACTCGGCTTTCTCGCGGATGGCAATCGACAGTTTTTGCGGCCCGGTAGGGGTAGGCGCCACGCCCGTACCTACGCCTGCCAGCACCTGGTCAACGCCGCTAATGGTGCCTTCAGTGATCAGGTCATTGACCACGCCGATCACGTCAAAGGACAGAACGTCTCGGCCCACCACTTGCCAGTTTGCCAGCGCAGCGTCTAGGATCGCTTGGCCAACAACGGCCTCAATGTTTGGCGTGATCGCGTTCTCGCTGGTGCTCGTGACCAGTTCCACGTCGATTAGCACGTCAACGTTGTCCACGATGTTGAACGCGCTGGGCTGCGGCGTCCCCTCGGAATCCACCACAAGGCCCGTAAATGCCGTGGCTCCGGGCAACGCGAACGGCTCACCACCCGCCCCTGTGACACTCCAGATCGCGTCAAAGATGCTTTGCTGCAGCGCAGCGGGCGGGGGACTTGGTTGGGTCTCCACGACCACGTTAAACGCCTTGAACGGGATCCCGTCTGCGTCTACCGGGTTTTGATCGGGGTTGTGGTACGTGCGAACGGACAACACGCCATCGACCCGGGACACGACCGCGGAGATCGCCGCTAGTGGCCCCTGCCCTCGGGCGAACAGTTCGATCAACCGACGGGCGCGGAAGTCTGGATCGGACTCCTGCAAACTCCCAAGGTTCGCGTCGTCCGCCGGATTCGTGAACCCGGTAAACCCAGGGACTGCGGTCACAGGCGCCCAAGGAGTGCCCGCGTTGGCCACCACTTCGCCCGGGTCTACAGCTTGGAACTGGGCGCCGCTGATCGTCTCCGGGAACGGACCCACGGCGGTGAACGGCCCGTTTACGAGTTCCCAGAACGTCTGATTGTCCGTGTTCTGGATAAGGTCGCCGTTGTTGATCGTGCCAACGCCACCAAACTCCAGATCCCCCTCTACAACCGAAAACGTAGCCCCTTTGCGCGGCGATCCCGTCAGCGCCGCGCGTTGGTCAAGGCTGACGCCGATAGCGGAGTTCGGATCAAAGGCCCGATACACAGCCAGCAGTTCCTGCTGGTCACGCGCAAAAAACTCGGACCAGATGTTGACCAACTGCCCGAGGATGCTGCTCGTGTTCGTTTTGATGTTGTTGCCAAACGTGGATCGGAGTTCCGCGACTAGTTCATCGCGAATCTCCTCCTGCGTCTGGGTCTGCAGGCCAGCGCTATTGAGTGATAGGGGCATCTTGGGCGATCAGGGCGGAGAAGTCGATCTCAACGTCGCCCACAAGCAGGGCGCGTCCGGTCACGGTTAGCACGCGGGTTCGCGCATCAAGGTCAAGATCAAGGTTTGTCACCTGCTCAACCCCTGGCGTGTCAAGGATGCGGTTCTCCAGAATGAATTGGATCGCGTCCAACTCCACGCCGCGCTGGAAAATTACCTGCAGGTAGGGCACCCCAGCAGCCTGGTCATAGGGCGTCTCCCCAAGCCACGTGCGGAGCCGCATCTGGATGTCCTGCGTGATCGCCTCAGCGCCACGAACGAACGTGAGTTCGCCGTCCGTGATGTCCAGGTCATAATCAGTAAGCAAAAGGTCCATTTGGAGCGTCTGCGTTCAGATAGTAGCACAACGCATCAAACGGCCTGAACCTTCGACGCGCCGACTGGGGGAGGGTTCGGAGGAAGCGGCGTTAGGGGCGGCGTTGTCGCACCACCGCCAGGAGGGGCCGTGTGCGTATGGGCGTTGAACGTTGTGTGAATCTGCTGCAGCGCCGCGATCACAAGGGACGCCAGGGCCACAAAGTCAGTAGCACCGACGCCCAGCTTCACTAGCGGGCCCTCGACCGTCGTGGACGTGACATCCGTAGGGGGAACGATAGGGTTCGTGTCCGCGTGAAGGCCCGGGTAAAACACCGAGTCAGCAATAGAGTGCGTCTCCGAAAACAGCGGGTCAGACGGCACGCCCTTGGCTCTCCACTGGGCTAGGCTGCGGTCTGACACGTGCAACTGCCCCGTGTCGCCGGGGACAATCGGAAACGTCATATATCCCAACTGCGTGCGCGGGAACACGACGGGGACATCCACGAGCCGGATCGGGGGGAGCGTTGCGACCGCGTTGGGCGGCACGCCCCGCACAATGGCCCCTCGAGCAGCCACGCGGGCTAGTTGCACCTCGTCTACTACCTTGACCGCCTGCAGGTGATCGACCGTCACGATCGCCGTCTGACGCACAGGGTCATACGCCACGACCGTTGCCGGCGTGTGCGTTCGGATCGACAACTTGGTCAGGCGCTGAACCTGCCGCGTGATGTCCGATAGGCTCGCATCTTTGGGGAGCTCAAATGGGCTCGGGGCTACGTTTTCGCGTCCTGGCATTAGACCGGCCTAAACTTCCTGGCAACGCCAGACATGGTGCTTTCCCTGTAGTTGTCCCCGCGGAACTGGATCGATTCAACCCGCAGCGGACCACCACCCTGGATGATGCCCAGGTCGTTCTGTACCGTCACCTGAGACCCAGGGGCCACGAGCGGGTTTGCCAAGGCCTCAAACTCCACGCCGCCGTCATCCGTGTTCGCAAACGACAGCAAGCCGGACAGGGGGCTAAGGATCTGTGGCGGAAGGTCGTTTCGCAGGCCCGAAGAGTCAAACACCCGAACGATCCCGTTGTCCACGGTGTAACCAAGCCGCAGGGTGTCAAAGAGGTTGTCTAGCTTCTCGCGGATCTCCCGATCTCCGATAACCGCGTTTGCCGCACCAAAGAAGGGCAAGCCCTGGGCGCCTGCTGCCGCGTCGATGATTGGGATCGCTGCAGGCGAAAGCGCCAAGCCGAGTTCGCCCACGACAAACCCGATCACACTTGACCAAGTCAGCAACTGAGAAAACCCCAGGGACGCACCGCTAGGGGCCGTGTCCCGCTGTTCAACCAAGCCGTCGCCGAACTCGATCTCTGTCAGCACATCCGTTCGCTCTTTGCGCTCCGGCGTGATGCTCCAGATCTGCCCCTGCAACACAAGCGTGGGCGGCACAAATCCCAAGGCTGGGTTCTGCACGTCGCCCCAGCCGATGTTTAGCGCGCACCGGAACGCGAACGCGGGAAGGCTGGGCACGAGGGCAGCCAGGATAAGCCGCGACGCTCGTTGCAGGTTGTAGATCGTGACTCGCCCGCTATCCGGCTCGCTGCTGTTTGATTTGTTTACCTCCCACGTCACGCGCAGCCCGTCCCCGGTCAAGTTCTGGACCGTGATCGGCGGCGTGCTCCCGATGGTCACGAGGCTCGTGACGTGCAGGAACTCGGGGAAGACAGCGACCACTAGAAAGCCTCGTCGCTGGTCACGTAGTACAACGCCACCTGCTCCTCGTTAAACGAGTCCACGGCAGGGTCGCGACGGATCTGCGCCTGGTCATTCACGAACAATGCGCCGGGCGGGACGTTCTTGTAACGGTACGGATAGAGCAGATCGATGCCAGCCGCCAGCCCGATTCCCGCAAGTAGCAACGTCTCGGTGTCGTCCGTCAGATCAAAATACCAGGAGTCATCAAACGTGTTTGTGTAGAACGCAAACGTGTAGCGCTCGCCCTCAAGCACGATGCTGGTCTCAAAACGGGAGACGGACTCGGCCGGCTGAACCTGGATCTCAATCACGGCCATGATTCACCTCGGGGTTACCACAGGGGGGACACCGGTCGTGCCTGACGGTTGGACGGCCTGTGTCGTGACTTCGGTCCCGGCCTGCTGCCCGCCCCCCGTCGCCTGGTTGTTCCCTGGAACTTGCGCGCCAAAGTCAGGGGCGATCGCGTCGGCCGTGATCGGGCTGACGATGCGAGCCTCGCGAAGCGTGACCGTGATGATCGTGCTCTGTCCGTTGTCAGGGCTCCAAGGGCGGCTG